CAATAGACTTAAAAGAACCATCTCTTACAGTTACATACGAATCAGAACCCATAGATCAATCTATTCAAGATGAAATAAATGATATACTTGAAGATTTACAAGAAGAAGTTTTTGAAGATATAGAAGAGTTTTTCTTTGAAGAAGAAACTTTTACTTTTAATGAAGAACCTCAGTTTGAAATGGAAGTAGAAATGGAGATGGAAACATTTGTATTTACAGAGGAATTTATTGAAGAGTTCTTTATGGAAATGGATGAAGAATTTTTTATGGAAGATGAGGGTATGGAGTTTGAAGATGGTCCAATGATTACCTTTACTGATACAGAAATGGAAGAAATTTATGAAGAGAGCAATGAAATCATTGCAACATTCTTACCGATGGTTTCTGAAGAAGAGGAATTTTCATCTGAGGAATCATTCATCGAAGAAGATGGACCCGTATTCATGGAATCAACCGAGAACGAAGAAGCTTTCACTACAGAAACATTTCAAGAAGAAGAAGTAATTGAAGAAGAATCTCCAATGATAACTGAAACATTTGAAGAAGAAGAATCTACAGAAATGGCTGAAGAAGAAGTAATAGAAGAAGAAAATACTGAAATGACTGAAGAAGAAACTATTGAAGAAGAATCTACAGAAATGGCAGAAGCAGAAGATGAAGAAACATTTGAAGAAGAAGCACAAGAAGAAGAATCTCCTAGCGAGACTGCTACAGCATCCACTGTTTCATCAGAGAAAGCTGCCAAACAAAAAAAGATACGACAGAAAAAAGCAATCAGAGATAATCTGGTAAAAGTTATGGATAAAGTTGATAGAGATATTAAAGATATCTCAAAGAATTTACAAATTAAAAATATCATTAAGCTAGATGCTATGATGAGTGATCAGGCATCACTTGATATTTATAATATACCCTTCTATAAAAGTAAAGATATTTATTTAGATCAGATTGATATACGAGATTTAAGACAAGTATATGCTGATGCTAATTTAAATACTTATATAGGGAATGATCCTGTATTTATAAAAGAAGAAAAACTAAAAGAAATAAATATACAAAAACAAAGACTATTAATAGAACTGGAGCAATTAAGAAATGGGTAAAGAAACAAATAAATTTAATATAAAAGATCAGCTAGCTGGTATTGCTGCATTGATAGCTGCTATTGTAGCTATTGGTGGTGGCTTCGTTAAGTATGGTGAGATTACAACTAAACTTGATGCTTTATCTGCACAAACTGCACCTGATCTTACACCTTTAGCAGCAGAAATTGGAAATGCTAAAAATGGTGTAGCAGTAAATGGCACAACTATTGAAATTTTAGAAAATGAAGTTGAAGTTATTAAAACTAAATTAGAAGGTTTAGTTTCTTCTGAAGCAGAAAATGGAAAAGGTGTTGCAATAAACGAAAAAGAAATAGACTTATTACAAATACAAATAGAAGAAATTAAGATTAGTACATCTAATCCTTTAGCTAATTAGTTTCTGTTAAAGATACTGTTATGTACTTAAATGCTAACATACCTATCATTGAATGTTATGTACGTGGCAACTATCTACGAGATCAAAAGGATTCCCATGATAAATACTTTGAGTGTGTAGTCTTTGGAGTTTGTAGTTTACCTGGGCAAGTTCCCTTGTTTCACTACATGATGACCGATGGGGGAATATGGTGGAGAGCACCTATCTCTGCATTTTGTAAGAAACAAGATGTTAAGGAACTACCCTTAGATGAATTATGTATGTGGAATTCGTTTAGTTATAATATATCAGTAACTAACTTTTATAATTTATCAGGTAACAAGGTACAATATTTTTCAAGACGTAAGATTAAACGAGAAGGTAAATATTTATTTACTTTAGATTGGTGTAATGGTGATTACAATGAATTAGATTTTGGCTACTCACAAAAACCTGATCAACATAAGTGTGGTCATGTTATAGAATTAGA